GTGTATCCGTCTCAAATTAAGGCCAAGGCTCAAACGCAGATTAGACGTATAAAAAAAGAGCTCGAGATAATTGAGTGCAAAAGCTGCGGCAAGAAATTGAAACGAAAAGATTGGCCTAAAGACAAAGCTGGCCATTTAGCAACAAGGTGTTGCGTAGAGAGAGGATTGGCTCACACGAATAGATATCTTAGGCGCAGGGGCAAGAAGTTTTGCAACGCTTGCAGCATGGTTAAACCATTATCGCACTTCCCGGTGGTTAATGGTAAGGACGCCAGCCCATGCAGGCCGTGCAAAAAGGCTTCCTTAATAAAGCAAAACGCGGACCAAGTGAGGTTGAACAGAATAGTAGAAACTGATGACAACACTCTGTCTTCATCGGCTATAGGCCGGCTCTTTAGGTCCGCAGACTTTTGTCCGGTATGTAGCAACAAGATGTCATTCACAGACAAAACGCTCGACCACATTAAACCTTTGTCGCTAGGCGGAACTCATTCTATAAAGAATGCCATGATAATCTGCCATGGGTGCAATACGAAAAAGAGTGCCAAATCTCCTTTATCGTGGTTGTCATCACTGTCAGAGGAGTCAAGGGTTTCTGTATTGAGGTTAGTAGAAGAATCTATCCATTTAAGCAGCGAGATATTCGTGGAATGAGCAATGTAGCACCAGGCACGCCCTATGACATAGTTAGGACGCAAAAAATGGCCGCTGAGGCACAGATTGCGGAAATTGAATTAGCAAAAGTAAGGGGTGAATTGGTAGTCGCAGAAGAGGTTGTTAGTGCATGGAATGACGTTCTTGGTGCGCTCAAATCCAAGCTGTTATCCATACCCACCAAAGGGGCACCGATACTATCAACCGAATCCAAGGCCGGTGTTTGCCAAAAGATACTGGAAGACCTAATCAACGAGGCGCTAGAGGAACTATCCAACTATGAGCCAAGCACCGACCCAACCAAAACCACTGGTATCGCACCTGAAGTCAGCGATGGAGACCCTGAGACCGCCCCCAAGGCTAAGCGTAAGCGAGTGGGCAGACCAAAGAAGACGGCTAGACTCGCAGAGTAGCGCGGAGCCAGGAAGATGGTACACAAGCCGTGCTGAATACCAACGAGGGATAATGGATGCGTGCTCTGATTCGACTATTCAAGAAGTTGTTGTCATGGCTGGAGCACAGCTTGGGAAAACCGAGGCTATTCTCAACATTGTGGGGTATCACATTGACAATGACCCTTCTCCTATACTGGTGCTCCAACCTACTCTTGAAATGGCTCAGGCGTTCAGTAAGGACCGGGTGGCAGCAGGTCTCATCAAGAGTACGCCGGCTCTTCGAGGCAAGGTAAAAGACCCGCGCTCCCGAGACTCAGGTAACACAACACTTCACAAGATATTCCCAGGTGGCGCTATAACGATGGTTGGCGCTAACAGTCCGTCCGGCCTGGCTAGTAGACCGATACGCATTGTGCTCTGCGATGAGGTTGACCGTTACCCGCCATCTGCCGGTTCAGAAGGTGACCCAATCCAGCTTGCGCGCAAGCGGTCAGCCACGTTCTGGAACCGCAAAGTCATCATGGTTAGCACCCCGACTAATGAAGGCAACAGCCGTATCGCAGAGGCATACGAACAATCTGACCAGCGGGAGTTCTATGTTCCCTGCAAACATTGTGAGGAATATCAAACACTTACATGGTCTAACGTGAAATGGCTTGAAGATCAGCCGGAAACCGCAGCATATATGTGCAGCGAGTGTGCCGTTTTGTGGAGCGATTCTGATCGGGTTTGGTCAATTCGTAACGGACAATGGCATGCCGGCAAGGAGTTCACTGGTGTTGCGGGGTTCGCAATCAACGGATTGTATTCGCCCTGGACACCGCTTGCTGACGGCGTGAAAGACTTCCTGAAGGTAAAGAAAAGCCCAGAACAATTGCGCGTGTGGACGAACACCTACCTGGGACAAACCTGGGCTGATGCTGGCGAGACTGTAGATGACTACATGTTGGCAGAGAGACGAGAACCTATGCCGGCGGTCCCTGATGACGCAATGATTCTAGTTGCCGGCGTGGACGTTCAGGACAACCGTCTTGAGATAACCATACTTGGCATTGGTCGAGACGATGAAAGCTGGGTGATAGACCACATCACTTTGTATGGCGACCCATCTACCCCGCAGCTTTGGAGCGCCCTGGATTCTCAGTTGTTCAAACAATACGAAACTGAAAGCGGCAGGCAGGTTGCCATTCGCGCGGCATGCGTTGACTCAGGTGGTCACTTCACCAATTCCGTGTACACATATTGCAAGAAAAACGCTGGCAGAAAAGTGTTTGCAATCAAGGGCTTAGGAGGCGAAGGTAAGCCTATAGCGGGAAGACCAAGTAAGAATAACGTCGTTAAATGCCCTTTATTTGGCATTGGAGTGGATACTGTAAAAGACTTGTTGTTCGCCAGAATGCGGATACAAGAGCAAGGTGCTGGATACATACACTTTGCAGACCATCTCAACGAGGAATACTTCCGACAGTTGACCGCAGAAAAAGTAGTGACTCGCTACCACAAAGGTTATAAAAAGCGCGTGTTTGAGAAGATTCGCGCTAGGAATGAGGCGCTGGACTGTATGGTCTATGCATACGCGGCGTATGCAATCATTGGAATCAACGTCAATGCCTTTGCAGAGAAAGCGCAAGCCATTGCCGAAGAGAAAACTAAGGCCGCTGAACCTGAAGTATCAAAGCGACCTACCAGAAGGTCTTTTGTGCCACCAACTCGTAAGGGGTTTGCAAATTCATGGCGGTAATTAATGACTAATCTATTCGACCCCGCAAATGCTCCCACGACAGAGCCGGAAGAGTTCACTGTTGGGGACTTTGTGCAATGGAAGCGTACTGACTTCGTTTCCGACTATCCTACCGCTGAATACTCTGCTCAATACGTTGCCCGGTTGCACCAAGGCGGCAGCGCTGAGTTCACCGTTAGCGCCACTGAGATATCTGACGGCTACCTGTTCACCATAAACTCTGCTACCAGCGAATTAATCACGGCTGGCCTCTACCATTGGCAGCTAGAAATTACACAAACATCCAGTAGTAACAGGGTTGTCATAGCGACCGGCGATTTCAACATCCTGGTCGACTTGGATGACAATCAAGCGGACCCGCGCATACACGCTGAAATTATGGTCAGCAAGATTGAGTCACTTCTGTCTGGCAAGGCAGATGATGATGTAGCCAGCTATTCCATTGCCGGTAGAAGCCTGACAAAGCTGTCCTTTACAGAACTGACAGAGGCCAGAGACTACTACCGACGCGAAGTTGCCGAGCACACCAATAAAGAACGCATCAAGCGTGGCAAGAAAGGCAATGAAACAATCAAAGTGAGGTTTTGATGGGCATCTTTGACGTATTCAAAGCCAAGCAAGAAACTCCGGTCAAACGGATGAGAGGATTTCCGCCGCAGGCCAGGTCATACGCTGGAGCGAACACTGGGAGACTGTTCGATGATTTTAAGTCATCTGAACGAAGTGCTGATAGCGAGCTTTATCCTGCAATCCGTAGACTACGCAGTCGTGCTAGGGATCTTGCTCGCAATAATGAGTACGCAAAACGATACCTGACGCTTCTAAAGAATAACGTTGTAGGAGACCGGGGATTCACACTCCAGGTCAAGGCTATGACTAGCGATGGCAAGCTGGATGAGAGCGGTAACCAGGCGGTAGAAGATCGCTGGCGCATGTGGGGCCGTTCAGGGAACTGCACGGTCGATGGTCGCCTTTCCTGGCTAGAGGTTCAGAAGCTTATCATTGAGTCCTGCGCGCGAGACGGTGAAGCGTTTGTTCGTATTCACCGCAACGCAACCTTCCAAGACTCTATATCGCTGGAGATAATAGAGCCTGACCGCGTCGATGAAGAGCTATCTAAGCGCCTTCCAAACGGCAACGAGATAAGAATGGGCGTAGAGCTAAACGGTTTTAAGAAGCCTATCGCTTATCACCTTTTGTCATATCACCCTGGGGACTACGACTTCACCACCATGAGTCAGTCTCCAAAGCATATCCGGGTGACCGCCAAAGAGATGGTTCACGTTTACATGCCTCTTCGCGCTGGTCAGACCAGGGGTGAGACATGGTTTGCTCCGGCAATGGCCACGATGAAGCAATTGCACGCCCTGCGAGAGGCTGCAGTAGTCAATGCTCGCGTTGGTGCAAGCAAGATGGGCTTCTTTACTAGCCCGTCTGGTGACGGATTTGTCGCTGATGACCTAGATGACGCAGTCCCTATCATGGAAGCGGAGCCAGGGACGTTCCATCAGTTGCCCCAGGGCGTTGAATTCACATCATTTGACCCGCAATACCCGTCAAACGAGTTTGATAGCTTCCATAAAGCGTGCCTGAAGGGCATAGCTAGTGGATTGGGTATCAGTTACACATCTATTAGCAACGACCTGGAGTCAACTAGCTACTCCAGCATCAGGCAAGGCGCCCTAGAAGAGCGTGATGCATATAGAAACATGCAGACTTTCATTTTAGACGCCTTTGTACGCAAGATTTATGAGCAATGGCTCACATCAACGATGGAAATGGGCGCAATTATCGTCCCGCTGCGCGAATACGACCGTTTTGCGGCTCGAAGCGAGTTCAGAGGCCGAGCATGGCAGTGGGTAGACCCACAGAAAGAGATGACGGCCGCCGTTTTGGGCTTAAAGAACGGCATCTTGAGCCTTCAGGACGTTGCAGCGAACTACGGCAAGGATGTGGAAGAGTTGTTGTCGCAAATACAGCGTGACAAGTCCCTGATGGAGCAATTTGGCGTGAAATACGCGCTTGAGCCGTATGCAGGTCAGATTTTGCCGGTAGAAGCTGAAATAGCCGGGGATGATGATGGCGAACTATAAGGGACGCGACATAAACACAACTCCTACTGACGCAATGGTTGAAGAAGCCAAGCGAGGGCTTGAGTGGCGCAAAGAGTTCGGTCGTGGAGGCACTAAAATCGGTGTTGCGCGCGCTAGAGACATACAAAACCGAAAAGAACTATCGATTGACACCGTAAAACGCATGTATTCGTTCTTTGCCAGGCATGAGGTTGATAAGAAGGCGGAAGGCTTTAACTCTGGCGAAGATGGTTACCCTTCCGCTGGGCGAATAGCTTGGGCGTTATGGGGTGGTGACCCTGGGTTTGCGTTTGCTCGCAGAGTGAGAGAGTCCATCGACTCGGCCGACAATGAGGGCGATAGGGCCGCGCTATCTGGTTCTGTTAAGAAGGGATTAGAGAAGAAAGTAGAGGACCACAACGAGGAGGTTGGTGATGTCGAAACTAAGCGAACTAATCTACGAACTTTATCAGCGGTTTTTAGACGTGGTGTGGGAGCTTATAAGACTAATCCGGGATCTGTTCGACCGACGGTAAAAAGCCCGGAGCAGTGGGCTTACGCTCGCGTTAATTCGTTCTTGTATGTCTTGCGTAACGGCAAGTTTCGCAGCGGCAAGCATGACACCGACCTTTTGCCCAAAGGTCACCCTCAGAGCAGCAAGGACCGCTCTGCAGAAAAAGACACATACACCGAAGAACATACTGATAGAATCGAAAATCCTGATATATATCAAGAGTTTATGGGTGATAGCCCAGCTATTGAGGAACTAAGCATGGAAGAACAGAGACACATAGTCGATGTCGAAGAAACGGAAGATTCCTATATTGTCGAATTCGCTAAGGCTGAAGTGGAAGAGCCTGATACGGAGATTGAAGAGGCTGTGGAAGAACCTGAAGAAATAGTCGAGGAAAGCTCTTACAGCGCAGAAGATCGCGCAGAAGACGCCATAGAAGAGTCCAACATGACTCGCGCAATGGCGATGGAGATGGCCCCTGTTGATGAGGACAAGCGAACTGTCCGCATGGCTATCTCAAGCGAAGAGCCGGTTATGCGCTCATTCGGCATGGAAGTATTAGAACATTCAGACGAGGCGATTGACCTGTCATTCCTGAAGTCTGGACGCGCCCCCTTGTTACTGGACCATGACCCAGAGAAGCAAGTAGGCGTTATCGAATCAGTAAGCCTGGACGGCTCGGCACGCAGACTCCGTGCGACGGTGCGCTTTGGAAAAGGTGCGCTTGCCAGAGAGGCTTTTGATGATGTTACCGACGGTATCAAGGCTAATGTCAGCATTGGTTACTCGGTACAAAAAATGGAGCGGAAGGACAAGGACACTTATGTGGTCAAGAAGTTCCGCATCCACGAAGCAAGTCTAGTTTCTATCCCCGCTGATGTGACAGTTGGCGTGGGTCGGTCTAGCGAGGCTTCGCAACAACCCGTGATCGTAACTGACAATGCAAAGGAGCAAATTATGTCAGAAGTAGATGTACAGGCGGTTGAGGCGCAAGCCCGTCAAGCCGCACAAAAGAACGCCGCTCTCATCGTAGAGCTTGGTGCTCGTCACGAGAAGTCAGAAATGGCTCAACGCGCTATCGCTGAAGGCGTAAGCATCGAAGAGTTCCGTGGTCAGTTGCTGGAAGAAATCGGCACGACTCGCGCTCTGGAAAACCAAGAGATTGGCCTAAGCCAAAAAGAAGTTGGTCGCTTCAGCATGATGCGTGCAATCCACGCCCTGGCTAACCCAACTGACCGTCGCGCTCAAGAAGCTGCTGCGTTTGAGTTTGAAGCCTCACGCGCTGCCGCTAATCAGTATGGCGTAACTGCACAGGGCATTATGCTTCCTGCTGAAGTTCTGCGTAACTGGAAGCGTGACATGTCTGCTGGCTCTGACGGCGACTTGGTTGCTGAAGACTTCAAGGGCGAAGAGTTCATCGACGCTCTGCGTAACTCTTCTGCAGTAATGCAGGCTGGTGCTCGCATGCTAGGTGGTCTGTCTGGCGACGTTAAGATCCCCAAGAAGACTGCTGCTTCTACCGCTGCTTTCGTAGCGAGCGAAGGTACGGCTGCTGCTGAGTCTGAAATGACGATCGGCAACGTAAGCATGACTCCTAAGACTTTGGGCGCGTTCACCGACGTTACTCGTCAGTTGCTCATCCAAAGCTCTTTGGACGTTGAAGCCTTAATCCGTGATGACCTGGCTCAATCTATCGCCACTGCGATTGACAAGGCCGGCTTGGAAGGCTCTGGCTCTTCAGGCAACCCAGAAGGCATCTTGAACACTACTGGCGTTAACCAAGTAACCAACTTCGCTGCTGCAAACCCAACGTTTGCTGAAGTAGTTACGCTGGAAACCGCTGTAGCAGAAGATAACGCTCTGATGGGCAACCTGTCATACATCTTGCCTGCAAGCATGTACGGCGCGTTGAAGACCACCGAGAAAGCCACCAACACCGCTCAATTCGTAGTTGAGCCAGGCGGCACCCTGAATGGTTATCAAGGCATCGTGTCTAACCAAGCTACTGCTGGAAACCTGTACTTCGGTAACTTCAGTGACCTGCTCATCGGCATGTTCGGTGGACTGGACATCGTTGTTGACCCATACAGCAACAGCACCAGCGGCACTGTCCGAGTCGTTGCATTGCAATCTGTAGACGTAGCGGTACGTCACGCAGTGAGCTTCGCATTCGGTAACGACGGAGCGTAAAGCTGACGAGGCCCCTCACCTTCGGGTGGGGGGCTTCCTTTTTGGAGTAGGTATGAAGTACCAAGTAATGAAGCGTTGCGTTATCCAGGGTTCCACATGGAACGTTGGCGACGTTGTAGAGACAGGCAAGGACTTTCATGAAGCCGACGTTAAAGGCTTGATGGGTATTGGCCGTATCGTTCCGTTTAACGAGCCTGTTGTCGAAGACCGCTCTATCGGCCTGGATGACAAGCCAATGCCTAAGCGTTCACCCAAGCCAAGACGGCGATCTGATTAATGGCTGTTGAGACTGCTGCTGATAGGCTAATTATGCTGACCGACTTCGGTCAAACGGTTAGCTATACACCGTCTGGTGGCAGCGCGGTTGATGTGACAGCTATTGTTGATAATGATTACGAAGCGGTTGATGCCGGCGGTTCCGTCGCCTTCGCCATACAGAGACCTAGACTTACGGCTCGCACGGCGGATATTAGTAGCGCCGCTGAAGGAGACACCGTTTCCTACGATGGTAACAACTACATAGTCAGAGTGGTCATGGCGGACGGAACGGGTATCACAGAACTACTGATTGAGAAGCAATAATGGCTCATGTCCGCAAGTCAATCAGGGACAACGTGGTTACGACCCTTACTGGTCTGAGCACGACTGGTGGCAACATCTATCGCACCAGAGTCTATCCCCTGGCAGAGGACAAGCTGCCAGGACTCGCCATTTACACGCGAGACGAGAGCACTGGGTATGAGACGATGGGAATCCCACGCACCCAGATACGCAACTTAACGGTTGCAGTAGAGATTTACGTCAAGGGGACCAGCAACTACGACGATACCCTGGATGCCATTTGCGTAGAGATTGAAGAGGCGCTTTATACCGACCTTACTAGAGGCGGATACGCCAAAGACACCAACATTACAAACATGGATGCAGAATTCAGCGGTGAGGGTGACCAACCTGTTGCGAGATCGACTCTTACGATTGATATCACCTACGCCACCAAAGAGAACGACGTAGAAACGGCGGTATAAACATGATTGAAATGACTAAAGACGGCAATGTTGTTGGAGCACACAAGGACAACGTGGCCTGGCTAGAATCCAATGGGTGGGTGCGTGCAGACGGACTTGCCAAGGATGAAAAACCTGAGCAAAATCAGGAACTTGCAAACCAAGACGATTCCGAGGAGGAATAACACATGGCTACACATAAAGGCCAAGATGGTATTGTGAAGGTCGGCTCTGATGCAGTAGCAGAAGTGCGTTCCTTTTCAATCGAAGAGACTGCCGATACGGTAGAAGATACGGTAATGACCGATACGGCACGAACCTACATTACGACTCTGAAGTCGTTTTCAGGCTCTCTGGACGTATTCTGGGATGAAACCGATACCAATGGTCAGGTAGCCCTGGCAGTAGGTAACAGCGTCACTTTGGCGTTCTACCCAGAAGGTGATGCCACTGGTGATACTTACTACAGCGGTACGGCTTTAGTTACAGGTTTCACCCGCACTGCCAGCTTCGACGGAATGGTTGAAGCCAGCATTACGGTGCAAGGTTCTGGCGCTCTAACGACTGCCACTGCCTAATGGGTCGTCTGATTGACGATGCGGTTGCACACTTCAGCAACCGCGAAATTAGAACGATTGAAGTACCCGAGTGGAACGTGAAGCTGTACGCCAAGAGACTTACTTTAGAAGACAAGTCGCGTTGGATAAAGCGAGCAGATGGTGATGCAACAGACTACCTGGTCTATGCATGCATTTTCGGGTTGCAGGATGAAAACGGAGACCAGGTCTTTAGCTTAGAAGACAAGGTCAAGCTCAAGAAGTCCGTGGACCCAGAGGTGTTAACCCGCTTGGGCAACTTCGCATTGGCACTTGATGCTGAGAGCGAGGAGGAGCGCGAAAAAAACTCCTAACTGACCAGGGCGAGCCGACTGAATTGTTCATGATGTACGAACTTGCCAGTCGCCTTGGTCAGCCTCTCTCGATAATTCAGGAAATGACCGTCGATGAATTCAATCATTGGTGGACTTACTTTCGGTTAAAGCAGGAACAAGCTGATGGCTCAAAACCTCGGTAAAAGCATACTAACCCTTGGTGTTGACGGCAGTCAGATGACCGCTGGGATGAAAAAAGCCCAGGGAGACATGGCCAAGACCGGCAAGTCTGCAAAGGACTTAAACACCAATCTGCGATTTATGCGGGGCGGTATGGGCCAAGTCGGCCATCAAATTCAAGACGTTGCCGTTCAGTTGCAGGGCGGCACCGATGCAATGATTGTTTTTGGCCAACAGGGTTCCCAGATTGCCTCGCTGTTCGGCCCTGGGGGCGCATTGCTTGGTGCGTTGCTCGCTGTTGGTGCTGCTGCCGCCGGCCCTTTATACGACTCTTTCACAGACACTTCCGATGCTATAGCCGACCTTGGTGAAAAGGCGGCTGAATTCAATGCAATAACAAAAGATACGATACCTCTGCTAAGAGAGATAGAGCAGGCAGGTATAGATAAGAAATACAAAGAAATCCAAGAAGAGATTGATGGTCTTAACGCAAAATCTAAGCGATACCAGGACGAAATAGATGGCATTAACAATGGCACTATAGCGGCAATTGCCACTGATTCTAAGCGTGAGAAGCAACTCGCTCGCTTGCAGAGGTTTATAGACGAAAATGCAGCATCTATAGCAACAATGGAGGCCGAACAGCGCGAGCTAACAGCCACCAATGATGAAGAAGTACTGAGCCTTCGTGACTCAACCACTGCGTTAAGAGAGTCCGTTGAAACCTACGGTATGAATATCGTGGAGATGGCGGTCTACAAGGCGGCTAAAGACGGTGTAATAACAGAGCTTGAAAGAGAAACTATAGCTCTAAGCGGCTCTATGCTGGCCTTGGAGCTAGAAACAGAAGCGATGAAGGAGGCCGCGAAAGAGGCTGAAAAGCTCGCAAACGCCAGGGAGAAAGCGGAGCAGAAGAAAGCTAAGGAAGATGTTGCGGCTGGCGCAGCGGCTACATCTTTGTTCAATCAGTTGCTAACAGAGACTGAACAAATACAAGTCGAGCTTGAAAGAAGGCAGCAAATCATAGATGACGCTGTTACTGCCGGTCAGTACAACGAAGAACAAGCTCAAGCGCTGAGAACAATGATTGCTGCTGATGCTGCCGCAAAGCGGACCAAGATTGCAGAAGATGAAGCCTCGGCAAATGCAAAGTTAAGAAAGAGCGCGCTACAGGGTCTTGGCGACCAGTTGATGGCTTTAGACGCAAATAACAAGAAAGTTTTCAAGTTGCAAAAGGCTTACAGGATAGCCCAAGCGATTATGGATGCTCATGCTGCTTACGGTAACGCCCTGGCGGCTCCATATCCGCCACCGATACCACAAATCATGGCTGGTGCAGCAATCGCCTTGGGTATGGCTAACGTCGCTCAAATCAAAGCCCAGAGCTTCGAGGGTGGTGGTTTCACCGGCTATGGCGCTCGCGCAGGCGGACTGGACGGAAAGGGTGGTCGAATGGCTATGGTTCACCCCAATGAAACCGTTGTAGACCACAGGAAAGGAGGGGCAGCGGGAATAACAATCGTTAATAATGTGGATGCTAGGGGTGCAGGCGCTGACGTAGACCAGAAGATTAAATCTGCTATGGCCCAGACATCACAACAGACCATAATGACGATTCAAGACCTGAAGAGAAGGGGCAGATTTTAGATGACTACGTTCACCTTCCCAAGCATCACCCCAACGACAAACACGTTTGAGCTTGTTTCTAACACTCGCACGTTCCAGTCGCCCTTAACTAACGCTGTCCAGACCACCTCTCGCAAAGGTTCGCTTTGGCGAGCCAGTTTGCAGTTTAGAAACCTCTCAGGTGATGACCGTCAAGAGATGCAGGCGTTTCTGGTTAAGCTAAACGGCCAAGAACATAGATTCACCTTGCACGACCATTCCTTTACGCGAAGGGGTGCGGGTGGTGGAAACCTAGTGGTAAACGGTGGTAGCCAATCGGGTACCAGTCTGGTCTGTGATGGTGCTACGGCTAACGTCGCTGGATACCTGAAGCCAGGGGACTACATCTCCTTTAACAACGAGCTTCACATGGTGGTTGCTCAGGCAGACTCGGATGCTTCTGGCAATGTCACGCTGAGCATCGCTCCGCCAATTCGCAAAACCCCACCCGATGACACGGTTGTTACCTATACATCGCCAGTGAAAGGCGTGTTTATGCTGGCAGGCCCAGCGTCATGGGATACCCAAGTTGATATAACCTCCACGTTCAACATCGAAGCAGTGGAGGACGTTCTCGCATGAGTAGAGGCTTTCCATCTGCGGTTCTTGATGCCCTGTCTGCACAGCATGTCCTGCTGGTTACATTCACCAAGCTGGAGTTCCCAAGCGGGACTTTGTACCTGCATAACTCAATCGGCACATATACTTGGGGTGGTCAGGACTGGCTAGGTACTGGTGATCTGGGAGAGATCAGTCAGATTGAAGAAGGTGCCGATGTCAGTCCTTACAAGATAACTCTCTCCCTTAGCGGATTAGATCCAGACGTATCTGCCGCTGCTCTGACTGAAGACTACTATCTCCAACCTGTCACCGTTTACCTTGGCGTTTTAGATACCAGTGATGACCTGATTGCTGACCCCACAATCGTGTGGGAAGGCGCTATGGATCAGATGACCGTGTCGGTAGGAGCGGAGAGTGGAGACGTGATCTCGCTAACCGCTGAGTCAGAGCTTGCTAGATTCAACAA